AAACCCAGAGAAGAACAAGATTCCACAACGAAAGGAGCTAGTTAAGACAGGAAGTAAGTTTGCTGCAAAGGCTAAGCAAAAGGCTATTGATGAGAGAAAGTTAAAGCAACCTAATCTTATCACAAAAGACAAGGAAGCTGAAAGAGATATACAGGTTCCAGAGACTGTTTCTGGTCCTAAAGGAAGAACTAAGAGTAAAAAAAAGTTAGCTTTTGACTATAAAGATTCACTTGCCGCAAAGTTGAATATGCCTTTTAAGCAAGAAAGGGTAAAAGATTGGAAAGACACTGATTTAGTTGAAAGAATTACTGGACTAGATAAACCAGGCTGGAACCGTTCTAGAAGAGGGGTTGTTACACAAACTACAACAAAAGTTAAAAACGCAAGACTTTCCGAAAGAATGAAGTACAAGAAGGAGGAGAAACTTGCAGGTGCAAGGGAACGAGTTCTTGGAATGAGTGGAGTTGCACTTAAGGATCAAGCTAATAAGTATGGTACGGCAGTTAAGCGTGGTGAAAAACTTCAAGAAGGTTCAGCTCAAAGACTTAAAGATTTAAAGGCATTGTATGACTCTGATTCTATGACATACAAAGACGATAAAGGTGTTGAAAGAAAAACTGGAGCAATAAAAGGTGAAAAACTTACAGGAAACTTATCATCGTCATCTGGAGAAAGAGTATCTTCATTAAAAGGAGCTAAGGCAGATATTAAGGAAATAGGTAAACTATCAAAAGGTCAAGTTAAGGGAATTAGAACTGAAGGAAGTGCTAAAGGTAGAGCTATTGCAAAATCTAAATCAATGATGGCTGAGGCTAAAGCTGCTAAGGCTCCTAAGAAGTTTAGTAAGGACACAAGTGCTGCTGGACTAGCAAAAGATCTTGAGGCAATGAAGTCTGCAAAATCTCCTGCTGAGATCAAGGCAATGAAGTCATCTGCACGTACTGCTATGAAAGAGGCTAGAGGCATGAAGAGAACTGCTGAAGAGAAGAAAATGATCAGAACTGGAGTTAAAGGAACCAGAGGAGTTGCTAAAGAAGCTAGATCATTCAAAGGTGATATCAGAAAGGGTCTTCGTATGGAGAAGAAGGATACCAGAGCAATTAATGTTGCTGCAACAGCTAGTGAAGCTAAAAAAGCTAGAAAAACAGCTAAGGGTAAAACAATGAGAGGAACTAGTTACTTTAGTATGACAGAGCTAAACAAAACAATACCTCTAAAAGGTGCTGCTGATGTTGCTAAGTATAAAGAGCCTAAGTTAATGACTAAGTCAGATATAAAGGAGTATGCTAAGAGTGGTAAAAATGTTAAACTTGGAAAAATTCTAGAGGCTGGTAAAAACATAAAAACTGGAGCTAGACAATACTCATCAAGCCAAGGTAATATGCAGGCTGGAGCTAGAAGATTTAGTAAGAAATAATAAATAAATAAATAATTTTTTGTGCATCCGATTAAATTTTTTTTGATCGGATGTTACTTTTTGTATATATTGGAGTTATAAGTGAAAACAAATTAAATTCTAGTATTATGAAAAAGATAGTTTTAGCATTAGCATTAGCAGTTACAGGAGTAATAAATGCACAGTTAGAGTATTATGAATATGGTGTGTATATAGACACAACAGCAGAAAAAGGTTCATTTGATAATCCATACATAGTAGACAGTGTTCTAGCTTCAGATCCATACGTTTGGTTTTATATAGATAATAATCAAAGGACTTCAATGGGAAAGGGGATGTATGGAATGAAGGAAGACATGATAGAGTATGCATACAACATAGCTAGTGAGTTTGGAGATGATTCGTATGAAGTTCCATCATATAGAGATGTAGATTGCAGAAAAGAGTGGGAGATAATTACAGATGATGGAGAGCACTACTTCATGGTACTATTAAATTTTGAAGAAACATCTCATCTATATGTTAGTCAGTTATCACATGAAGATCATGTTTTTCAAGTTAAACATTTAAAGAAACACTACATACGTATTTACGGAAAGGAGTTAGTAGATAAATGGTTAGGAAAGTAATAAAAAATCGAGCCCACAGTTGTGGGCTTACTTATTTTTTATATATTTGCATAGAATTTAATCAAATTTATGGTAATAAAACAAATATTTTTAGACGAAAAGGGTCGAAATCAACTGAAGAACGGTATAAATAAGATATCTGACGCAGTTGCATCAACACTAGGCCCAGGTGGTCAGACCGTTCTGATAGAGTCTGAGCAACATGTCGGAGGGGTTACAGTTACCAAGGACGGTGTAACGGTAGCAAAGTCAATCAACCTGTATAACCCAGTTGAGAACTTGGCGGTACAACTCGTGCGTGAGGCTGCATCGAATACAGCGAAGATGGCTGGAGACGGTACAACAACGAGCATCGTGTTGACAAGAGAGCTGATCGATGTGTATGACTGGATCACTGGCATGTACCAGAAGTTCAACAAGACAGAGGTTCTTAGGTCTATACAGTCGATCTGTGACGAGATCGTGACGAACCTTGGTAAGATGGCTAAGCCAGTTAAGGATAGACGATTACTAGACGTTGCAACGATCTCATCTAACAACGACCCAGTGACTGGTAAACTAATCGCTGACGTGTATGACAAGGTTAAGTTTGTGACCGTTGAGAACAACACCAAGACGAACGACACCTACTCAGAGATCATCAACGGTATTAGGGTGCAGCGTGGTTGGACATCACGACACTTCGTTACAGACAACAGGAGGATGGAGTGTGTGTTCGAGGATGCATACGTACTGATCACGGACCACGAGATCGTTAACCTATCACACATTGAGTCAATACTTAAGCGCATAGTAGCTGAGCGTATCCCGTTGTTGGTGATTGGTCAGCTGTCACCACAGGTAGCAGCGACAATTAACATGAACGTTCTTGAGAAGAAGATCAGGTTCTGCAACATCATTCCACCATCAATGGGATACCGTAAGGACGAGCTGATGGAGGACATCGCAGTATCTCTCGGAGGCCACTACTACAGCCAGGCAACTGGAGACAACTTGGCGTTGTGTACGTTTGATGGGTTGGGTAAGGCCAAGAAGATTATTATCGGGCAGGACTCAACGGTGATCATTCCAGACGAGGACTACATTGAAAAGAGTGACGTTCAGTCACACGTTGCCGACCTTAAGATGCTGATCGAGGAGGAGAAGGACGAGAGCTATATCAACTTCTTGAACGAGCGTATCGCCAACATCTCTGGAGGTATAGGTATTATATACGTAGGTGCAGACTCTGACATCGAGCAGAAGGAGTTGAGGGACCGTGTTGACGATGCGGTGTTGGCAGTGAAGGCAGCGATTGACGAAGGCATTCTACCAGGTGGTGGAATATCGCTAATCAATGCGATGTCTAAGGTTAAGAACGGATCAACAGTAGAGCGTGAGATAGCTTACAACATCATGTCTAGCGTTGTGAAGTCTCCGTTGTACAAGATATGTACGAACTCTGGAGTAGATCCAGAGGAGTGCTACAACAACATCGTGTTCAACAAGGATGGATACGGTTACGATGTGAAGAACGACAAGTATGGAGACATGATCAAGATGGGTATCATTGATCCAGCTAAGGTAACAAAGAACGCCATCAAGAACGCAGTTTCTGTGGCAACAACTATACTAAGTACTAATGCGATAATAACAAACGTAAGAGAGAATGAAAGCGTTGAATAGTTTCATTGTTGTACTACCTATGGAGTTAGAGAGACAGGAGTCCAGTACAGGGCTCCTACTTTCTGGAATGGAGACAGCAAAACAGAGATACCAGCAGGCTGAGGTAATACTCGCTAGTGAGGATCTACCGTATGACGAGGATGGTAACCCAGTAATAAAAACTGGTGACGTGGTTGCGTATGACTCTGTGCAGGGTCACGACTACAGGATGAACGATAAGAACTACAGGATAATTATGTATAGAGACGTGGCTTTGATTCTTTGATCTCGTTATTGAAGTCTTTGATTGCCATGGCATACACCTTATCGGTGTAGCTGCTATTCTTCCTAAAAATGGGGTTGCGCCTTTCTGATGTTGGGATTGGTTCTTCCCCATTTAGCTTTTTATATATGCTGAATATCATGCGCTTTGCCTTGTACGTAAGCTCGTATAGTCTAGCCTCTTGGTGACCTGCTGGTCTCCATACGTGAACAAGACCCTTGTTCTGTAGCTTGTATAGCCTTCTTGTGTTCCAGGAGAATATGTTGTCGTACTTATCAAACTTAGAGATGGTGAACAGTTTCTCATCATAGAGAAAGAACAGCATCTCAAGTTCTGGTGTAGTGATGTCGTAGGTACGCATTGCCCAGTAACGGACAACACGGTAGTACTTCATGTAGTTGAACTTAACTTCGGTACGATCACATATAAGAACCTTTCGCTTCCTTTTCTTTACGTATACCTTTTTTCTTTTGACTACTGGGACCATATGTCGCAAAAATATGCTAAATTTGCGACAAGAACAAACAATATGAGTATTTTCCCAAGACCACTTAAGAAGGTTCTAGATAAAATAATACCATTCTCTCAAGAGGACAAGATACCTACATTTAACTTGGGTACAGGTACTGCGGATAATACTACGTATTTAAGAGGTGATGGTACGTGGTCCACAGTAAGTGCTGGTGGAGGAATAAAGAGTGGTACGGCTACTGCGGCAGTAACAGATATTTATACAACAACAATAACTGGTGTAACGTCATACACTACTAATGATGCTTATATTATAAAGTTCAACACGAATAATGTCAACGGTGCTACATTGAACATTAACAGCATTGGTGCTGTAAGTCTTGTTAAAAACAACGATGTAATATTGACTGGTGGAGACATACGTGTAGGGCAAGAGTTTTTAGTTATTTACGATGGAACGAACTTTCAGATGATCGGTATAAAACCGAATCAGATGTTTGCATACGTTACTAATGCCGACAGTGTAACAATAAACAAAGGTCAACCAGTATACGCATTTGGAGCAGTAGGAGACAGGATGTCTGTTAAGCTTGCTGCTAACACGAGTGACGCAACTTCTGCGAAGACTGTAGGACTTGTATTTAGCAGCTCTATTGCTGCTAACGGCACAGGTTTTATTATAACGCAGGGTGTAATACAGAACTTGAACACATCTATGTATTCTCCAGGAGCTACGTTATATGTAGGAGCTACGGCAGGTACTCTTACTTCTACTAAACCATATGCACCAAATCACTTGGTTTATGCAGGCATTGTTGAGAGAGCAAACGCTGGTAACGGACAGATATATGTAAGGGTTCAGAATGGGTACGAGTTAGATGAGATACATGATGTTGATCTTATAACCACTCCGCCAGTAAACGGTAACGTATTAACATATAATGGATCATTATGGGTGGCTCAAAATGCATCATCAAGTATTACAGTAGGCACAACACCAATAGCTTCTGGTACAGTAGGAAGGGTATTATTCCAAAATGGAGGTAATGTTGTAGGTCAAGATTCTGCATTATTTTGGGATAATACTAATAAAAGGCTTGGTATAGGTGCAACGCCTGCTACTACTGTAAGATTAGATGTTAGGGCGCAAGGGGCACTCAGTACAGATATCGGATTCAGAGTTCGGAATTCAGCTAATACAGCAAATTTATTTGATGTGCAAGGGAATGGATATGCTAGTGTAAGCAGCCGTATGACTTGCGGAACTTCAGGCATGACAGATACAGGCGGTGCATTATTCGTATATGCAGGTAATGCAAATGATAATGTACAAAGAATATTTAATACTGCAGGTACATCAATTTATAATCTACGTACTACATCAAATGGATCAATGATGGAATTCTGTAATAGTGCAGGTACACCACAAGTTACTATAAAAGGTCAATGGTCGGATGCATTAACATTTGGTGCAGGTCGTGATATTTATTTTGATACAGGTACAGGAACAAAAATAGGTGCGGCAACAAATCAAAAGTTTGCATTTTGGAATAAAACTCCAATAGTGCAACCTACTACAGGAGTAGCAGGAGCAACTTTGGTAAGTGGTGGTGGTACAACATTAACAAGTACAGATACATTTGGTGGTTACACATTGCAACAGGTAGTACAAGCATTACGAAATGTTGGATTATTAGCATAAATTTATAAATATGGGATTATTAATTAAGGCTACAGATGCTAAGCCTATAAAAATAGCAGGAACTGAAATAGATTTATTAAATGTCTATGGAAGAATAGAATTTGCTGGTAGAGCAGATGGTAAAACTTTAGAGATAGCTGTAGTTACTTATGCAAGTAAGGACACATATATTCAAAATATGCCTCTATATACAGATGTTCAACAAGGATCATTTACAGTAGAGATATATGATGGTTCTCCTCAAAGCATTAATACAGCATTAAACTGTACTAAGACGGTTTATGAAAATTTAGGATATAACGTAGAAATTATATTGTAAAAATACTTATATTTGCATTATGAAAAACATGAAGAAACCAGAAGGTATTTATGATACTTATATCGATAAGTTGATTAAAGCTAAGAAAAGTCAGAAAGACGCTAAAGAATTAGCAGAAGAGGCTTCAGAGGCTATGGTTAAGATGGCTGTAATGTCATCAATGAAGAACGGTCTCAAGAGAATGAAATGATTAAGGTTCTTTCAAAACAGAAAGGTTTAGGTGATACCGTTGCAATGGTAACAAAGTATACAGGAATAAAGTATGCTATTGAACAAGCAAAGGAACTAGGTATCATTGGAGACTGTGGATGTAATGAAAGACAAGAGAAACTAAATAACATGTTTCCATATGGCAACAAAGGGGAGGACAGCGAAGTATTACGCTGAAAATTCAGAGGCTAGAAATAAAAGACTTGAGTACCAGAAGGAGTATAATAAGTCAAAGAAAGAGAAGGATAAGAGGGTAGAGCTTAACAAGGCCAACAGAAATGCTGGGACATATGGAAATGGAGACAACATGGACATGAGCCACACGAGAGGAGGCGGTATTGTTAAGGAATACTTTAAAAATAATAGAGCAAGAAACGGCTCAAATGGTAAGAGTACAAAAAAATAAAAACTAATAGTTATGCCAAATTCATACGGAGAAATACTAACAGCAAGAGGTGGGTCATACATTTTAAACGACACATCAGCATATACAGGTACAGTATATATGATATCTGTTCTAGAGGATACAATTTTTGATACTTTAGAGGTAACTGATCCAACTGGAACGGTTGTAACGCCTGTTCTTTCTCTTCAGATTGCAGATCCATTATTAGCTGTTAAGGCTGGAGCTATTATAACTCCTTTGTCTATAGGGAGCCCATTTTCAAAGGTTGAACTAGCTTCTGGAAGCGTTGTTTTAGTATTGAAGTAATGTTTGGATTCGGTTTCACATCATCACAAACAAATAAGGTAAGGTTTACTGGAGTACCAGTAAATACTACTCCTCCAAGTATACCAAGAACTGGAGTAATTAATACTACAATTACATGTGATATAGGTACATGGAACTACGGTACATCTCAGCCTAGATTTGTATGGTATAAAGATGAAGAGGTAATTGAAGAGCAGACAGAGCAAGATTTATTTATAGAATCAGGATGGTCTGGATCTGTAATATATTGTGATGTTAGGGTATGTAACGTGTATGGGTGCGGAAATGGAACGTCTAATAATTGTACGATAAGGTGAAGAAGCTAACGTCACTAATAATAGGAGTGTTCAGCTTCTTTACACCAATAGAGTTGTGTGTAATACTTCTTATATTTATGATGGTTATTGATACACTTGTAAAACTTATATCTCTAAAAAGATTAGCCAACAAGGAAGGAAGATTATTTAGAGATGTGTTCAGATCTAACATGCTTAGAAAAGGATACATCTACAAGGGTGCTGGATATCTTCTATTTGCAATAGCATTATTCCCGATAGATTTTTATGCTTTGACTCCGTTTATAGATGGGTCAATAAAGTATTTTGGAGTGGCTATAGAGTTGCCAACACAAGCAATATGTACCAACTTTCTGTTAATTATTTTCTGCTTAATCGAATTATCTTCGATTAACGAGAATTATTTTGACATAACTGGTAACAATATTCTTAAGACTGTTTGGCAGATGACCAAGAAGATTAGAGATGTGATAAAGTACTTTACTGGATTTATAAAAGAGACAAAGGATGATCTGTAGAATAATTATTATTTGCTGTTGTGCTGTAACTATTTTTTCTTGTTCAGTAGAGAAGCATTTGTCTAAGGCAAAGAAGCATATAGAGATAGCAAAAAGAAAGGGTGCTGTGATTAAACCAGACACTGTTTGGCAGTACGTATATGATACAGATACAGTATTCAATAACATAACCAAATCTTATGAGACTAAACAAATTATACGTGACAGCTTTCCGTATACTGTTACGAATACTATAACTAGCGGCATCACTAGACAAGAAAGAAAGGCGATGCAGGATATGTTTGATCACCTAGAAAAGATGATGAAACTACAGAACGATAGCCTAAAGATGCAGCTGAAGTCAGACGATAAGCAGCACAAGCAGACTAAGAAGGCTGAAATAGTTCAGACAAGACAAGAAAATAAGAAGGGTCCATGGATATGGGTTATTGCCGCAGGACTTTTATTGGCATCAATAGCACTACTTAAATTTAATAAATATTAATATGTCAGATTTTTTATCAAAAATTAAGCAGTACTCTCTATCAGAATCACAGTACCTTAAGGAAGAGACTGCTAAAAAACAAATAGTTTTACATCACACTGCTGGAAACTCTTCAGCATTGAACACAATGATCAACTGGAATAACGATGACAGGGGCAGAATCGCCACTTGCGTTGCTATTTCTGGAAAGGGTTCAACAAACTCGTATGACGGAGAGATCGTACAGGGATTCTCTTCTAAGTACTGGGCATATCACTTAGGTGTAAAGCAGGAGGTGTTCTCTGCTAACAAGGTTACATACCAGAACCTAGACAAGTTATCAATAGGTATTGAGATATGTAACTGGGGAGCACTAGATAAGGTAGGATCTAAGTTCTACAACTACGTAGATAAGGAAGTTCCTGCTGATCAGGTGTGTACACTATCTGACTCTTATAAGGGATACAAGCACTTTCATTTGTATACAGACAAGCAGATAGAGTCGGTTAAGAATCTATTGCAGTACTGGAACAAGATCTATGGTATAGATATAACTTATAAGGAGAATGATATGTGGACAGTATCAAAGAATGCACTGTCTGGAGCAAATGGGTTATATACTCACAACTCATATAGAAGAGACAAGATTGATATCACGCCTCAACCTAAGATAATAGAAATGTTAAAATCACTAAGAAATGGCTAAGTTAAAGGTACAAGATTTAGTTGCTAGAGTAGCAAAACACGTTGAGCGTCCTGGTGTTCACGCTAAGACTAAGATAAGCAGACTCAAAAGCAGCAAGAATTACAGAAAGGCATATAGAGGTCAAGGTAAATAGTTTTTACAAAACAGTATGCTACTGTAAAAAGTATATTGTTTTATTTATTAAATTTGCAATATGGGAAAAATTAATAATTACGCTGTAACAGCTCCAAGTCCTGGAGATAAGATTCTAGCTTCAGATGCAACAACTGGTAATACTAAAAACATTACTGCTCAATCTTTATATGATATTCAGACATCTCAAAAGGTATATAGAGCATACATTAGCCAGGTTTCAACATCAGCCCCAACTACTGTTGAGGTACCTGGAAACACAATAGCTGGAACATGGACATATGTTGGTGTAGGTGATTTTTTATTTACTTCTACTGGAACATTTGCATCTGGAAAATCTGGCTGTATAATATCGGTTTCTAACTCAAAAGACAAGGCATTTGAATTTATTTTTGGTGGAGCTAATTCAGTGTCATTCAAGAGTTATCTTTCTGGATTGGCTGCAAATGGGGCAATATCAAATTTATATATAGAAATATTTACACACAGTTTATAACGCAAACTAAAAACAAATCCTCTTGCGAGGATTTTTTTTATTATATTTGTCACAAATTAAATTAAATAAAATGGAAGAAACTAGAATGTTAACACCAGAAGAGCTAGAAAGATTCAACTCTGCAAGAACACGTTACGTTGAACTTAGATCACGTCTAGCTGACATCACAATTACAGAAGAGAGACTTAAGAACGACAAGCAGTCTACGCTTATGAATGTAGATATGTCTCAGAACGAGTTCGCTGTTATTCAGAAAGAGATCTATGAGAAGTATGGTGAGGGTGTCGTGAACGGCCAAACAGGAGAAATCTCATGATAATTAGAAAGATATCAATAGGTACTGACCCACTGAACGCTATGCATTTCCAGGTAGGGAAGCCAGTTATGGGTGGTGAGTACGTTGTATTTGATATCAAGAGAACAGACGAAGGTTTATATGATATATGGGTTGAGAAGGACGGAGAAGCTGTAAAGTGGAAGTCTGTAGGATCAACCGTACCAGTTTCAATAGAGTATAACATCAACTTTTAATGAAGTCACCTCACTACTTTGTGATAAGGCCATTTAATGGTCAGAGATACGACTCTGTACGTAAGTATGGAGACATTGATTTTGTGATATCATCATCACAGGAGGACCATACTGTAACGAACAGGGTAGGGATAGTAGACAGTGTTCCAATAGGATATGACGGAGATATATCTGTTGGAGACTTTGTTATCGTTCATCATAATGTATTTAGAATATACTACGACATGAAGGGTAACGAGAGGTCAAGCTGGAACCATTATGATGAGGATATATTTATCGTTGAGTTAGATCAAATATTTCTATACGGTAAGAGCGAGTGGAATGCTCCATATCCGTTCTGCTTTGTAGAGCCTATAGATAACGATAACTCTGACTATATACTAAGCACAGACGTGGAGAAATATCTGCACGGATACGTTAGATATATACCAGAAAATAAGCACGTTAAAACTGGAGACTTAGTATCATTCAAACCAGAGTCTGAATATGAATTTAGGATAGACAACAAGAAGTTATACAGAATGAAATTAAGTAGCTTATGTCTGAAGATTTAAGGGGTAAGAAGGATAGGTTATTAAGGGCAGCAGAAAAGGCTGTAGATGAGCTTATAAACGTACTTAATGACCCAATCATAAACAATAGCGAAGACGATATATCTGCTGACAAGATGAAGAATGCAGCAGCTGCTAAGAGATTAGCTTTTGAGGATGCGTTATTTATGCTAGACAGAATAGATTCTGAGAGATCAAAGTTCCATGAGGGAACGGTAAAGATAATAGATACTGGAAATGGTGGATTTGCAGAGGGAAGAGCAAAGTCAAGCGGAAAGAAGTAGTAACTATGAACTGCATAGGGTTGTTAGCGATCACGTTAACAAGAACGCTATGCACGTAAGAAATAAGGCAAAGTCATGGAAGTATGGATATGACGATCAGTATGACGTTGTAGTTATATCAAAGGACGGAACCATAGGTGATATATACGAGATAAACGGTCTATATATAGCACTTCCAAGCACACCTAAAGAGGTAGATAACTTAGGAAATAGGTGGCATCCTACAGAATCACCCAAAGAGTTACAGAAGATAAAGACGTTCTTTGAGTGGACCAGAAGAGATAACATATTTAAGTCTCAGTGGGTAGACTATATAGAGGGCGAGTTTGATCGAAGAGACAACGGTTACTGGTTTATAAATAACGGTAGCCCTACATACATAACTGGTACACACTATATGTATCTACAGTGGTCTAAGATAGATATAGGTCTACCAGACTTCAGAGAGTCGAACAGACTATTCTATATATTCTGGGAGGCGTGCAAGGCCGACAGCAGGTCATACGGTATGTGCTACCTAAAGAACAGACGTAGTGGTTTCTCGTTCATGAGTTCTGGTGAGGTATGTAATATAGGTACAATATCTAAAGACTCTAGACTCGGCATACTATCAAAGACTGGTACTGATGCCAAGAAGATGTTTACAGATAAGGTTGTACCTATCGTAAAGAACTACCCGTTCTTCTTCAAACCGATACAGGATGGTATGGATAATCCAAAGACAGAGCTATCGTTTAGGGTTCCTGCATCCAAGATCACTAAGAGGAGCATGAACGATGAGGGACAGGAGGTGATGGAGGGTCTAGACACTACGATAGACTGGAAGAACACTGCTGACAACTCATACGATGGTGAGAAGCTTCTGATGCTCATACACGATGAAAGTGGTAAGTGGATGAAGCCAGACAACATATTAAATAACTGGAGGGTAACAAAGACCTGTTTACGTCTTGGTAGCAAGGTTATTGGTAAGTGTATGATGGGATCAACGTCTAACGCACTATCAAAGGGTGGTGATAACTTCAAGAGGCTATACA